TACATGTTGAGGGCTTGACGTTCCGTCTTCTGGCGTGAGATTCAAGGACGGGAGGCCGTCCGAGCGCTAGACGGCGGGGACGTTGCGGGCGCTCTCCGGATGGTGGGCGCCCGCCCGTGTGGCACGCCGTAGGAGAGGTTCCCTGGTGGGCATGACGCGCCCCTTCACGAGGCGCTTGACGCGATGTCTATGTTGATCGGGGAGGTTTCCGGCGCTCGCCGTGGACGTAGAGCGAGCGCGCCGGCCCTTGGGATCCGCTCACATGTTTCGGGGAGCGAACCAGACCTCGGGATCCATCTCGACGAAGGGACCCTTGCCGGCCGCTTCGAGGATCGGCTCCGACACCTCGTCGGTCGGATAGAGCCACGAGAGGCCGTCCACGTACTGCGGGCCGACGGGATCCGCGTAGCGCGTGGTGCCCTGGGGGGGGCTGCCTCCGAAGAAGGCAGAAAACACGATCGCGTCCACGTCGAACGCAGACTGGTAGTTCTCTTCGCTCGTGCCGCTGCTGTAAACGATTCCGCGCATGGTGCGCTCCTTTCATGGTGTCGTGATGCCGTACCGAGATCCGAGGTACTTGTAGACGCCCACCCGCTGTCCCGCGGTGAGAGAAGGACTCACCACGATAACCTCCGAGATGCCACCGTACATGCGGATATCAACGCGTTCGGGGTCTCCGCCGAGGGCCGTGGACAGCAGGCCACCCGCTCCGCTGTAAAACGTGTTCGTCGGCGAGTTGTAGCGCTGCAATCCGTCGGTGAGGAACGACCAAGAACTTGCAGAGCTTCGTATCTCAACGATCCTCTTGGAGAGGTAGTGTCCAGCTCCGATATTCCCGACTGTATACCGGGCCGAAGAGAAGCATGAGCAGTATGTTACGCCGTTCGTGTATGGGATGAGGCTCTCATCTCCTTCTGCTCCCGCGATCTGGAAGCATCCACCGTTTCCCTTGAGCGCTGTGGACGGATCCTGCTCTGTCTTCATCACCACGAATACATCGGCGGATCCGGTGATGGAACTGAGACTCCAATTGCCGGCGACGATACGCGTGGTGCCGTCGAAGTAGACGGCGTCCTTCCCCCCGAGGTACCCCGATGAGATGACAGGCTGTTTCGAGAATGTGCCCTGAGAGAAGTCGCGCCCCTTGCCGCTTTGGTCATGCCACGACACGACGCGTCCCGACGCCGTGGTGACCCCGAGGTCCGCTCGTACCCACAGTTGGAGCGACGACCCTAGCGCGCTTGGTAGCCAGGGGCGCCGCGTACTGGTGAGGCCGAGGCCGAGGCCGATGCCGATGGAGTTGCGCATATCGACCTCAGCGCATCGCCAGGATGTCGGCCGCGGTGCTGTTTGTGGAGAAGACGCGCGTACACCGGACGGGGATGGTGGAGCCGTCGGGGATGTTCTTGAAAAGGACGGTCTGCCCCTTCTCCGTGAGCACCTGCATGTTCCCGCCCGTGCCAACGTAGAGCGCGCGGCAGACCAGGAAGTCGGAGCCGCTGTCAGCCTTCGTCACGGTGAGGACGTCGCCGCTCGCGAGGTCCAGCTCCCCATCGTCGCCGCCACGCACGCCGACGCCGTTCGGTTTCCGCGGGTTGTATGCCTTGTCCATGTCGATCTCCTTGGGTCCGTAGCGTCTCAGTGGTCCGTGGTGCCAGCGTCGGGGTGCTCTTCCGAGAGGGCGTCCGCAAGCTCGGTCTGCGCCGCTGCCAGCGCTCGCAGGATGTCCGCGGCGCGCTCCGCATCGGTCGCCTTGCCCGCCTCATGCTCCAACGCCTTGCAGCGCTCGCGAGCCGTCCGGACGCGCTCACTCTCATCCTTGGCCACACGGAGGACGGTTTCGGCCACGGACAGGATGTCGGGGACGTCCTCCGCGCCGAGCGAGGCGCACCCGGGGAGGGGGCCGGCTGCGCCCGCGAGAACCAGCGTCGCGCCGGTGAGGTAGAGGTAGGTCAGCACCATCGCGCGGTAACTCTTCTGGACGGGGGCATGCGTGGCGGTTGTCATCGGTCCTTCTCGCTCAGTAGGGTGTCGTCGTCGCCCGAAGCGCGGGGCGTACGCTGGAGTCCTGATGCCGGGGTGATGCTCGATTCCAGCCCGGGGAACGCTGCCACCTTGTCCACGACGCGGTCGATGATGCGGTCCGTGGATGCGTCGATGGCCTTGAGAACGTCGCTCCGAACCGAGTCAGCGGACGCGCGAACGGCTGCCGCGGTCCGCCGAAGCTCCGCCGCTGTCTTCTCGTGGTGCGTGTCGATCTTGCCCTCAAGTTGCGCGTGGTGCTCGTCCATCTTCCCGGACATCTTCGCGTGATCGACCGAATGCTCTCCGAGCTTCGCGGCGAGGCTTTCGAGGAACTTCGCCCCCGCGGGACCGATGGCAGTGACCAGCTTGTGCAGGAAGTAGAGGCCCGCGAACACGAGCGCCGCCGGCACCCCGATGCGTTCCGCCCCCTTCGCTACCGCGTCGATGATCCCCGAGGTGCTTGCGATGTCCACGGCTGCCCTCACTTGTTTGAGGCCGACACGCGCCAGGACGTGCCGTCGAAGATGAGCTTGCAGGCGAGGTAGGAGCCCACGTTTAGCTCGATGAGCGGAAAGCCAAAGCTCGGATCTTGAAGGGAGAGCTTGGATCCGGACCCGAACCACATGACGGTCGCTTCGATAATCTCCCCAGTTGGAGGATGAGTCAGCGTCCAGACTGCGGCCGATGGCTGGCTCGGGGAGAGCCACAGATCGGCCTTCCACAGCTCGATGGTCCGGTTCCCTGTCCCGGGCGTGCTCGACCTCTTGGCCTCGTAGGCAGCGTCTCCGGCGTAGATGGTCTTTTCGCCGACCTGGATCACGCACCCGGCCGGGAACACGGCGCCGGAAGTTACGTTGAGGGTGCCATTCACCTGGACCGCCGTGGCGAACGTGGACGTCCCGCCGGCGACCGTGATCCCCTTCGTGAAGGAGACGCCCGTCACCGCGTTGGTGAAGCTCGCCGCGCCGGAGACGGTGAAGCCGCCCGAAAAGACGGTCGGACCGGTCCACGTGATGGCGCCGCCGTACGTGCCGCCCTCAAGGCCGTTGACCATGCGCCAGCCGATCCACACCGTCCGATCGGCCACCGCTTCCACGCCGACGCTGTAGTTAGCCGCGTCGCGGTCGTTGCTGTCGTCCGTGACGTTCGGCGTGACCCAGTAGCCCTTACCGGCGATGTACGCGCCGATGGAGAGGCCCGCGGAGTCCTGTCCAGAGTAGTTGTGCATCGCTCTACACCGTACCGATCCAGTACCGGCCTTGATCGCTCCGCGCTCTCACGCGCTCGTAGCCGCCCGCCCCGTCGTCCACGATCTTGCCATGATGCTTCCACCATCCGTCCGGACGGGGGCCGCCCGACGGGCTCGTGGGGTCGAATGCCAAGGGGTTTTGGGTGACGATGATATGCGAGACAACCACGCCAGCGGCCTTGAACGCGGAGCACGTCGCGCGTGCCGCCTCAACGTACCCGACGGTCGCGGTGGTCCCGATGGTGTATTTGTCTCCGGTGTCCACCTCGAACTCACCGAACGTGGACAGCCCATCGCCGAACTGGCCATCTTCGCCGGCAAGCTCCACGCCGCCGCAAGGGGCATAGACGATGGCCCACACCCTCGCGACGTCGGGGTTGGCGCCATCGAACCAGTAGTGAGAGTCCCAGTCCCACGGGAGAGCCTCGCTTGAATCCACCTCCGCGGGGCCGTCGTCCGCCGGCCAGAACACGCCGAAGTGATTCCCGTCGTCGTCGGTCGCCTGGTACCGCAGGCCGGTGTCGTCCAGGGTCCACCAGTGCCCCTCTGTCGTGGTTCCACCGCGGACAAGGCGCACGGCGGCCGGCGCCGGGGAAAGGACCGCCCGCAAGGCGTACAGGAGCCCCGGATAGGTGCCAGCGGCGCGCCTAGCCGCATGCCAGTCGCGCAGTCGGGCCGCGATGACGTCCGCGGGCTCCACCTTGCCCTTGATGGTCCCGCGGTCCCTCGCGATGAGGGCCAACGCGTCCACGTTCGCGAAGCTCTCACCCCCGACAACCTGCCCCGGCATCGACGCGAGGCGAGCGATGCTGATCTTGTCAAAGAGGTTGTCCACGACGCGGAACGTGGCGCGCATGAGGCGCTTCCAATGGTCCGTGTCTGCCCGGAGCATCCACCCCGGGAGATGGTCCCGAACGTCGCCGATCATGACTGCTTCACCATGGTTGTCGTCACGGTGAACGTGACATCGGGGATCGCATCGTAGGAGAGCGCAATGTCGGTCGACGGGCTACACGTCGCGCGGACAATGCCCTTGATCGACTCCGACGCTTTTGCCGTGATCTCGTTCACGTAGAGCGTTCCAGGATCGTTGGCATTCACCAGTGGAGTCGACCGAAACCCCCCGATCGGAACCTCCGACAGGAACGCCGCCACCGCGTCGTAAGCCGCGGTCTGCGCCTCTTCCGCGGTGGTACCAGAGTCGATGTCCACGACAACGTTGATGGCCAGCGTTGCCGAGGCAGCCGTAGCCGGGTAGACGTACAGCTTCATCCCGGTGGGGAGCACCGTTTTCAAGAGGCGCTGATAGACCTCGAACACCGGAGATTCAGCCATGGCCATGTCGCCCGGCGTGGGGCCGGAGCGTCCGGCGAGGAAGACTTGAAGCGTACACGCTCCGACGTCCACAACGCGAACGCGGTTGACGGACACCGGGGTGCCGTCGGGGAGGGTTGTGGACAGCGCGACGAACCGATAGGCGTCGACAGGGCCAGCCGGGGACAGTGGCCCCGAGGATGCCCGGCACCGCCCGCGCAAGTCGGGGTCCGTCTCTTCGTCGGCTCCGAGCATCGCCGCGGCATTCGTCAGCACGTAGACGCCGCTCGGGGCCGTGATCGGCTGCGTCTCAATGTACCCTGAGGGGGTATCGCTCGCGGTGCCAGCTTCGTCCGCGGTGAACGCCAGATCGACCGTCGGGTAAGCGCCGGAGCCGGACCACGCTGCCAGGAACGATGTCCCGGTGGTGTTCGTGAACGTCTTCCCGGTGGCGCCGTTCTTGACACGAACCGAGCCGGGCGCAATCGGGCCAGCATAGGCGCCGCGGTTCTCAACGGTGAGCGTGCGAGCCGCGAACTCCGCGCCCTTGCGCTTGACGTTGTAGAAGGTCCACGCGTACAGCGTGAGCCACGTGCCTTCGGCGTAGTCGAGGAACGTCGCGCGGAGCGCTGGCAGTGCCACGAGGGACCACAGCCACGCGAGGACGCGAGCCACGACTACCATCACGGCGCGCATAGGCTCGCCGGGCTGCCACGCCGTCGTGGACAGTTTCTCGTCGATGCACGCCTGGACAAGCTCGTCGAAGAAGTCCTCTTTCGACTTGTCTTTGAGAAGCTCTTGCAGCGGAGTCATTGAACGCCCTTCCGGAGCGCGCCGTCACCGAAGGACAGGACGGGGCCGACGAATTGAAAGGAGCCGCCAGACAGCGGGAAGACTCGGATATCCGGGCTCACCTCGTAGCCGCCCGCGGTCTGATTGACGGCCGGAACCACAGTCACGGACGATACCCGTTCGTCCTTCTCACACTCCGACTTGATTGCCGCCGAGAGGTTCACGAGCGCGTCAGACGTCAGGCCGGCGTTCAAGAGGTCGTCCACCGAAAGGCCATACTCCGGGTCATCCCAGTAGAAGCCGCGGCGCGTGTCGAGGCGCATGTAGAGCGCTTGCGAGAGGTTCGCTTCGTCCTCCGTCAACCGCCGAAACATCGGGGAAAAGATGTTGATTGATTCGCCGTAGTCGCCCACGGTCGACCATACCGGGCGAGCGCGCTACTCCGAGGAGAACAGCTCCGAGCCGCCGCTGATATGGCCGTCGAGAAGCGCGACGCCGAACGATCCGAGGTCGGGGGTAAACACGAGGCCGGTCCCCACGAGGGTGCCGATAACTCGGGTAGACCCGTCGTGGTAGCTCTGGATGATTTGCAGGCTGCCGGGGCCGCCGACGAATTGAAGCTCGCCGACGTACACCGGATCGTCCTTCCGTGCCACCTTGTGGCGTTCCTTCGAGCCGACGTACACCTGCTTTGTGCCGCCTCCGGGGCCGTGGATACCAGTCCCAGGTGTCGTCATGATCTGGATCGTCTGGTCTGCGTCGATGAGCATCGATACAGGGTTTTTCGGGACGTAGAACGCCACGAACGGGCGCGCGGGGTTGCCACCTTCGAAGCCGACGAGAACCTGCGAGGCTTCGGTCGACACGCACGTGATGCCGTGCGACCCATACAGCTTGTTGATCATGCCCGGGAGGTCGGGGTTACCGCCAGCGTCACCGACGCGCCGCAACGTCGTCCGGTCGCCGTCGTCCTTACCCACCTCGTACAGATAGAAGCCGTAGAAGCGCACCGCGGGCTTCACCGCGTCCATGATGCGCTCCACGAGGTCGAGGAAGCTCATAAGCCGGTCACCTCAACGCGCACCGTACCGCCCCCGAGGACGATGCGGCAGACGTCCACTCGCAGGGACGTGCCGCCCATGTCGAGCGTCTTCCCGGGGACAAGCTCGGCAACATCTTCGTCCGGCACCTCAAGAATCGCCGTCCGTGATGCTGCCGCGTAGCTCCGAACCGAGAAGAGACCTTCGCTCGCGGTGTAGACCATGGGGCCGACTTCCGTCACCCCATCGGGACGCACGCGCCATGGCTGGCCAAGGGCGTTGAGGGAAGCGACGCCGCTACCCTCCGGGCGGACCCAGTGGCGCCCTAGCACGGTCGACCCAAGGGCCGCGGCGAGGGTGTGGCGCTCGCCAGCCTCGCTCACGAGGTCGCGCAGCACGTCCGCGAGCCTCACGCCCTTGTCGTCCTGGTAGGACTTCCGCGCGACGTCCTCGCGCCACTTGCCGGCGCCGCCGAGCACGAAGAAGCCAGCGCCCTCGGGGACGACGGAGCCTCGCAGGATGGTGCCCACGAGAGACAAGGTGCCCACGGTGATGGTGACCGCCTGCCCCTCCGAAAGGGTGCTGTCATCGAACGGATCCACGGTGGCCGTCCAGATCCCGCGAGAGGACAGGAGGATATCGCCGCGCAGGATGCCGGTGTCTCCGATGCTGGCCATGCGTCACTTCGCCTTGTCCATGTCGGCAAGCTCCTTCTGAAGCTGCTTGTTCGCCGCGTTCAGCTCCTCAATCTTCTTCTCGATCTCTGTCTTGGCACGAGGCCCGGCACCGCCGCCGACGGGGACGCGCTTCTTGCTCTCTGCGAACGTGATTACCACGGACCACATGTCGGTTTTCTCGTTGTGATCCCACCCCCCGATGAGCGACACGATCACGCTCTTGATCTCGTTGTGTTCGAGGGCAGGGTCATAGAACGCAAACGCCGTGGGTTTCGGTCGGGCCTTCTGTGCCGCTCGCATCGCCGGGAGCCACGCCTTGACCGCGTCTCGCGCGGCCTTGTCCGCGCAGTCGATGCGATACGTGATCGTAGCCATGTCCTCGATCTTGACGGTCGTAAAGGCGCCTGCGTACCCCGGTTGCTGCTGTTGCTCAACCTTCATTGAGCGCTCGCCACCCTGCGTACGGACGACGCGCGTCCCGGGGATGGGGATGTTTTCGAGCGTAGGATGCTCGTAAACGGTGGGGTTTTCTCGCGGGTCAGCAGCCATGGTCAAGCCCTCGCAGGGGCCGAGAGGCCCAGCAATTCAGCGATGCGCGCCGATTCATCGTCAACCACGCGCCGGACCTCCGCACGAAGCTCCTCCGCGCCTTGCACCACGATCTGCCCGATGGAGAGCAACGGGGCCGTGATTGTCACCGACCCACGTCCGCCGCCGCCGAGCGCCGCGAGTTTCGAAGGGTCCGGGACAAGGGAGGACGCCGCAGCCTTCTGGACGCGGTCTTCCATGTCCTCCTCTCCGAGCGCCACGCCTTCCCCGAGTTGATGTCCGACCTCGCGCCGCATCTTGCGCGACGGGCTGCGGATCTCGGCGCCCGACTTTGCTCCGCGGATAGCCGCGTCGGATGCCCTCTTGCCGGCGTTGAAGATCGTCACCTCTTGCGCGTCCAGGCCGGCGACGATGCCGGTACCCATCGCGGAGCCTACCGCGGCGCCCTCCGCTGCGGCCTCCGGCGCCGCCTTCTTGCGCTTCGCGGTGTACCCAGGGTCATCCTTCGCGGGCTCGATCAGTCCGAACGCTGCCGCGATCCTAGCGGCGCCCTTCATGCCCAGAGAGATGTTATCGATGTCGCGGGCGACCTGGGCGAACGCGATCGACACGAGGCCACCCGCGAACGCCAGTGTGTCAGTGGGGCCGATCGCGTCTGAGATGGCCTTCGTAATGGGGTGTGCTGCGATGCGCAGCCGAAGCCACGCATTCTCGACCATGAGAGAGCCGAGGACCATGCCCTGAAAGGCTCCGGTGGCCGCGGGCTCCAGTCTCTCGATCAATGCGAACGCGCCGCCGTAGGCTCGCGAGAGGATGTCGCCGACCGCCTTCCCCGTGGCAGTCTGTCCGGTGAAGTTGCGCGAGAAGAGGTCGACGGCTCGCACAAGCGGTGACGCATCGATCCCACGGAACATGGCCCGGAAGCCGGCACCCGTCCGGGCTTGGATGCCCTGAATCTGCGACATGGCGCGCGCGCCAACCGCGAGCCTATTCAGCTCGTCCATGCTCCCGACGCCGGTCACCGACGACGCGAGGGACGCCATGACCTTGATCGCGCCGGTCGCCGCGGCAATGCCAACCGCCGCGACCATGCCAGCGGTGCCGAGTGCCTTCATGCTGCCAGCGGCGAGACCAGCGCTCTTCGCCGCATTCGACTTGTCCAGCGCGGCCTTTGCCTTGTCTTCCGTTTGCGAAAGCCTGGCAACGTCGATGGGCTTTGCGCCGGCCTTCTGCGCCGACTCACGGGTCCGCTTGGCCAGCTCGTATGCCTCTTTCTCGGCACTCCACCCGCCCGCTTTCGCGTCTTTGCGGGTCGACATGTACGCCGCATCGCCCGACGACTTGAGGCGCTTGTCGAGGTCCGCGGCGGCCTTTGCCGCCGACGTCGCCGCGTCCTTGTCCCCCTTCGCGCGCTCCTTGTTGGCCTTGTCGAGCGCGTCTGTCGCCTTCTTTGCCGCCGCCGCGAGCTTGTCCGCTTCGTCGGCACCACCCTTGAATGCGCCCGCCGCACCCGTGCCGAACGCCTTTGCCGCTTCTTCCGCCTTCGCAGCCTCTTCTCGTGCCTTCGCGAGAGCCGCGGCTGCCGCCGCCGCCGCCGCAGCGGAGGGCGCGGTGCCGGTCGTTTTCTTGGTGGCCATGGGCTACGACTCCGGGTGAAGGAGGCCCTTCGCGAGCGCTCCAAGGTAGCGGAGATTGACGAAAGCCTCGGATATGAGGACTAGGGCAGCGCGTACGTTCGGCTCGTGGCGCACATCGGCGGGGAAGAGGGCGCACAGCACTTCGGCCATGCTCCCCACGTCGTCGCCGGCCTCCGCCGCGAGCCTTACGCTTTTCCCGAGATGCGCGCCACCTCACCATCGGCGAGGGCGTTGCGGGCATCGTACAGGCGCCCCCAGATGCCGGGGAACTTGTCGGTGACGGCGCGGACCTTCTCTCGCGGCGGATACTCGACGGTGTCGAGGGTGTACTCCCGCGCGACCGTCAACCGGCCCGAACCGGACACGCCCGCGAGCCGTTCCACGAACATGTCTTGCTCGCGAAGGGTGACGGTGCGCATGATGATGCACCCGTCCGGCGTCTCCACGCGCGCCACGCGCCCCTTGCCGTGCTTCGCGAGGGCCTCCGCCCATGCCACCTCGTCGCACTCTTCGCGTTGCTCGCGAACGAGGGCCGCTTCCGCCTCTTGGATGATCTGGTCTGCCGAGGGAGGAAGGTTCGCAGCCGTCGCCCGCACCGTCGCCGCCGCCGCGAGCTGTGCGCGCTGCTCCGCGATCTTGGCGAAGCGCTCGCGAGCCGCTTCGGGGATATCGGCAAAGATGGACTTCGCCGCTTCGCAAAGCTGCTCCGGTGTGGGGTCCGCACCACCGGCCGCCGCGGTCGCGCGCTGCTCGGCGAGCCGCACGAAAGTGCCGCGGTGGTCGGAGGGGATGGTCGAGAAGACGTCTTGCGGGGTGAGGGGCGCAGCGGTCATGCCCGGACCATACCGGGCGAGACTGCCGCTAGAGGGAGAAGCCGGCCGACGCGCCGAGTTGCGCCACGACTGAAGCGGAGCCGCCGACCGAGCTACCGATCGAGAGAGCGCCTTGCGAGATGGCCGAGATACCGTCGAGGGTGATGATCCCCATGACGGAGCACTTGACCGACTTCACAGCCGCCTTGTTGCGCTCCAGGCTGCCGCCCTTGTCGATGATGCGGCACGACGGGATGAACAGCGACGAGAGCCCGAGGCCCGTGTCCTGTACCTGTGCGCCGATGTTGAAGCGCCTCTCCATGTAGCCGTTGCCGAGGCCCTGAACGAGGGCCACGTACTCCGACCACAGAATCTCGAACTCGCAAGTTGCCTTGTAGGTGCCGCGAGTCTCCGCGATGAAGACCCCAGCGGCGCCGGGGACTTGCTCGGCGCCCTCCATGGTTTCCTGCCACTTGATGGACTGGATGCCGACGAAGTGCCGCCCGTTGAGGTCGATGTGGGCGCTTTCCAGGGTGTAGGCAAAGCCGGTGGTTTGCGGGAAGATCATGGTCTTTTCTCTCAGGACCCGAGGAGGGCAGCGAACTGCGGGTTTTCGTAGCCGATACCACCGTTGAACTTGTCCACGTACGCGAGGCCCGTGACGGACACCTCCGCGGTGACGAGCCCCGTGGTGTAGAACGGATCGGTGCGGCTCACACGCGCGCGCACGGCGCTCGCGTAGCCGGGTTTGACGATGGCATCGGTGAGGCCCGACACCAGCTCGCGATCAATGATGCGGGCGTCCACCTCGGCAAGGGCGCCGGGGGTGACCGTCTCTCCCGACGTCTGGCCGGGCTGCGCGCCAGTGAGCGGGTTTGCTCGCAGGTGGTTCTCGATCTGGATCGTCATGATCGCGAGGTAGACCTCCGACGCGAGGTCCATCACGGCGCGGCGAGCGATCCTGTTGAACTCCGAGCCTTCCGCCGCCATCGAGTTGCCGCGCGTGACGTAGACCCCGGGCTCACGGTCGAACGTGCGCAGGGTGGTGAACCGAGCACCGTGGAGCGAGTCGCGCACGCGAGAGTCCAGCTCCACGAGGCGTCCCGTCGAGTCGTAGATCCGCACGTCCGCAGGCAGCGCGCCATCGAGCTTGCGCCCCGGGTCCACCTGAATCGTCTTCTCGATGAGACGTTGCACCGCGATCCAGCTTGCCGGCCGGCGGTTCGCCCGCCCGGTGATGGGGCAGAGCACGCGCGCGCGCCCGGCGCTCACGCCGACGCGGTCCGCGTCGAGGCTCGCGTACTCCGAGATGAGGCGTTCGCCCCAGTAGACGGAAGGCAGTCCCTCGCCGTCCACTTCGCCGTCGGTGCGGTCGCGCGCCGAGAAGATCGCGTAGGTGAACACCCCGAGACCCTCAAGAGCGGTGAGGCGCCCTCCGACACTCGCCACCTTGGCCGCGGTCGCATCGCCTGCCACGTGAACGAAGCGCCACGCATGCGAGGACGCGCGGAGCGTGTCGAGGGCAGCCTGAACGTCGGACGCCTGCCACGCGGGGCCAGTCGTCGCGCTCGTGAGCTTGTCGCCCTTGTCGATGGTGCCAGCGGCGAGGTTGAGGGTGACGCCGCTCTCCTCGGTGCCGTCCATGAGCATGAACGTTGTCGCGGTCCCGAGCTGCGTCGCCGGGCTCCACTTCTCCCCACCGTCGAGCGAGTAGCGGAACGTGATGCCGGTCGTCCCGACGGTGCCACCGGACAGATACTCGACGACGATCTCGTATTCGTCCTCGGGGGTGCCGGTGAGCGTGAGAGTCGACGTGGACGAACCGACGCGCGTCACGGTCGGGTCCTTGATCGCCTGCGAGCCGGGGAGCGTGTAGAACTTGATCTCGTCGTTGACCGCGTACGTTTCCGCGGCAGTCAGCGTGATCGACTTGGTGCCCACCGTGATCGACGTGGCAGTGCCAAGCGCGATGGGAGCGGTGTACGTCACGCCGCCGTCGAGCGACTTCTTGTAGAAGATGCCAGCGGTGCCCACGGCGCCGGCCGTCGTGATCACGACCGAGACGTCGTGGCCCCAAGGGACGACGCCAATCGGGGCCGCGACTGCCACGGTCTTGCCGGTGGGCTTCGTGATGGCACTGACGAACGGAGTCACCGCGACCGTGGGAATGCGGACGACGATGTACCGCGCGCTCGTGGAACGCGTGGCAAACGCCGCAGCCTTGGGCATGGGGCCAGTCCCGAACGTCCCCGCCGCATCATTCGGCCGCGAGTACGCGATCGGCTGATTGAGCGGACCCTTGGACGACGGACCGATGCAAACATGCACGTTCGTGGGGCCGCCCTTGGCGACTCCGAGGCCCGCCTTGCGGACCGTGACAGAAGCGGAGGGGAGGGAGAGACTCATAGGCACACCGTACCGGGCGAGTTATTGCGTTTCGACGGTGGCCGTTGCCGCGGTAACCTCTCCCGATGGGAGGTCCGCCTTGACGGTGGCCGTCATGGTGTAGGGCTTCGGGACCACGAGGTACGCGTCCCCGAGGACGGGAATCGCAACCGAGAATGAGAGCGTGGCGAGCGCCCCATAGGTGACGTCGCCAGTGTCGGCCGATGGCCAGTCCCCCGAACCGAAGCCAAGGGCGCCACGGCCAAGGATGCGACGGAGCCCCGCGATCGTGGCATGCAAGAGGCGCTGCGTTCGTGCGTGAGCCGCTGCGGGGATGTCCTCCGCTGCGGTGTCATCCGGGGCCGTGCCGTGGACCCATACCAGGACTTCTTGAGACTGGACGGCAACCACCGCCGCCGCCGTCTCCCCGTTCACGACCGAACCAGGCGCCGCGCCGATGGGGTAGTCCTGCGAATCAGGATCGAATGCCCCGAGGCCGATGATCACGCGGTCTGCGCCGGCATGCTGCGCAACCTGCCAGTTGCCGAATACCACCTTCGCGGCGACGTTGCGAAGGGCGAAGTCATCGACAAGGGCCGTGGCAATGTCTTGCACGGTGTCCATCATGCCCTCCCATAAAGGAAGCCGGCGCGCGTGTTCGTGGTAAACATGGGGCCTCCCTCGTGGCGCTGCGGGGTAGCGTCAGCGGCTTCGTCAAGCTCCGCGCCTTCTCCGCCACACAGCTCCTTCGCGTACGCGATGGCCTGGTCCCGGGCGTCCTTGTACGGCTCCATCGCCTTCGGATCGGCGCCGCGGTTGTAATAGAGCGCGTGCGCCGCGAGGGCTGCCACCGCGGAGCGAATGCCAGGGTCGGGGCCTGCGGTGTACGTGAGATTGTCGCCGGACGCTCGCGCGCCAGCGATGGTAACCGTGACGCCGTCCACCTCGATGATCCCGGACGCCGGGAGAGACACGGCGGGGGGCACCACCATGCCTACGAGGCCGTCCTCGCGCGTCACCCTCACAGTGACGTCTCCGGTGGACACGTCGCCGCCGGCCACCACCTCAATCTTGACGTCTGCCGCCGAACCCGTCGGGTTGCCTTCCATGGTGAACGCGCCGGGGAGCGCGCTCGACACCACGTCTGTCACCACGAGGGTAAGGGGCATGGTGTACCGCTTCCGAAGGTAGGCAGCGAACACGCTGGACGCGCGGACAAGCGCCCTCCGTCTCTCGGGGACAGACTTGTTTGCGATGCCCGCAGCGGGGACGCCGACCTCTTGAAGGTCGCGCAGTGTCGCAAGGACTTGCCAGGAGGAGAGTGCCACGCCGAACCATACCGGGCGGCATGGGGCGTAGGAGGACGCCAGGGGCGCACCGCTGCCAGACGATGCGCCCCTGGCCATGGACAGGCCAGGAACCCGCGAGGGGTCGCCTCAGCTCTTGACGGACAGCAGCGCCTTGTGGGGGATGCCCACGCCGACGCCGTTCATGCCCTTGGAGATCCAGCGGAGCGCGCCGCGCTCGTACTCGAAAGAGCCGTCGGGATCGATGCCATTCGGCACGAGCTGCATGGGCTCGCGCTCCTGGAACACCACCGCGCGCTCGTCGGGGTCGCGAGCATCGAAGAGGCAGAACATGTCACGCGCCGTCCAGTTGGGAACCACGATCAACTGGAGCCCGAGGCCGAGCCACTTGTTCTCGGCACCCGCGAGCCCCGAGGGGAAGCGCGAAGTGCAGATGTCGATCCCGATGCCCTCGTAGCCGCTCGTGACCACGAGGTGCGAGGGACGCGAGCCCACCGCCTTGCCGGGAGTCGCCGACGGGAACGCGGACATCGCCGCGAGCGCCACACCGAAGTTGTCGATGGTGAGGCCGCCGGCCTGCACCAGCTTGTTCGCCCACGCCGCCGAACCGGCCTTGGTGGGGTCGGTGGGGTGATCAGTGGCGAACAGCGCCTTGCCGTCGTAGCAGGGGGCCGTCGCGAGGACGTCGCCACCGGCGATCAGCTCCTCGGCATCGATCACGGGGCCGGAAGCCGCCGCCTTGCCGAGCATCGAAGCGACGCCGCTGAACTGGCCGATCTTGTCGTTCTTGAAGTCGTTCAGCGGGACGTCGAGCACGCGATAGCGGTCCTTGTTCGCGACCGACGCTTCGTACACGTTGAACGCGTCCGGAATCAGCTCGTTCGTGCCGTTCGCGCGCGTCCGCATGCCGCGAAGCTCCTGCGGGAAGAGGTAGACCACCTCGCCGCTATCGGAGCCGACGATGCGGCAGACGTCCATGATGCGGGAGACGCCGAGCGAACCTTGCTCGAAACCGTCGCGCCACATCTTGACGAGCTTGGCGTTGAGAGCGCGTGCCTTGGTGGGGATGTTCGGGAACATGATGGGGAGTCTTTCTGGTGGTCAGTCGTTGGGGTTGAGGTGCGCCCTATCAGCTCACCAGCTCGATCCACACGCCGTCGGAGTCGACGCGACGGAGCACGCCGCCCTGGGTCGCCCCAGTGCTCAGCGAGGTCATGGTGAAGTTGTCGAACACATACGCCGGGCCGCCGACGTGGGCCTGCGTGAGGGGGTCGGTCGCGTCGTTCGCGAACTTGAACAGCAGCCGCTTGCCGTTCTGCGCGACGGGGCCGGCGCACACGATCTTCTCGGCGCCGTCCGCGCCGGCGTTGACCACGGTGCTCTTGGCGACGCCGAGGATCTTGAGACCGGTCGCCTTGACGCCGCTCTTGGCGTAGCCGTCGCTCGTGACGACGAGAGTGCCCTGATAGATCGTGGTGGACCCCTTCACGAGGTACTCGAAGTCGGTGAACTCCAGTCCCGGGGTGTCATTCGCAGCCGTGATCGCCATGATGCTTGAATCCTTGTTTGATAGCCGTTGTGGTGGACACGCCGGGGGGCGTTACTTCTTGGTCTTGAAGCGGTCGGCGAGGGAGAACGCCGGCGCCTCGCTCGCCTCCGCGAGCGCCTCACCGCGGGGAGCCTCGCCACCGGGAGAGGGCTTCTTCGCAGCAGCAGCCGCGATGAACGTCTTCACCTCGGCGAGCGGCTTGCTCGCGAGGACACCCACGAGGCCGCCGAGGGTCTCCTTGTTGGCGTCGAGAAGCGCGCGACGCTCGTTCTCCTCCGCGAAGATGGCGCGCACGCCAGCCTCGGTGAGGGGCTTCGAAGCGGAGACGCCGACGCCGTGCTTCGCCACCGCAGCGGCCACCGCAGCGGCAGCCATCTTCTCGATCTTCGGATCGCACGCGTCCGCAGCCGCCGCAGCCGGGGCCGCGGGGGCAGCCTGCGAGGCCGGAGGCTCCGTCATGTCAGCGCCCGCGAGGTCGATGCCCTTGGCCATCGCCACGTCGTTTGCCTGCCCCGCGACGATGGCGCCGAGCGCCTGGATGTCCGGGTCCTGAGAAGCCGCGGCGCCCATGCCAGCGGCGAGAAGCGCCTTGAGGATATCGGTGTCGTTCATGTCGAGTCTCCGCGCTCGCGCCGCGAGCATATTCACCTGGAAAGTACCGGGCTCAGCCACGAGGGAGAGCCTGTTAAGAGAGCGTGGTTCACGCGTGGCAGGGTCAAGGAACCAGTCGGGCGAGATGTAGGGGCGTTGCCCCGTCTCGATCTGGTGCTTGCCGCAGCACACGACGTTGGGCACCGCGAAGGGTCGCCCGCAATCGGTCCACCTCACCGGGTCCGCCCAAAGCTCCGGACCAGCGGCGCTTGCGACAACCTTCAACCCAGCATGCCCCGCGATGGGGGGAGGGTTGGCCGGGTCGTAGTCGGGGTTTTGCTTCGGGTTGGTGGCGTGCTGAAAGTCGATCGCGAGCGCCACGCCGCGCTTCGCATGTTCGGCCATGATGGCATCGACGGCGCGCGCGGTGACGTTGTTGTCGCCGTAGTCGCCGGGGTTGTTTCCCGCACACCAGATCCGGAATCGGTCCGGGGCCGCGCCGGGTCCGCCAAGAGGGATGAGGCCCATGTCACACCATACCGGGCGTCGCCGCCTTGATCGGACGCCAAGCGATCTTCCACCCGTGCGGTTTGCCGTCGACACCGGGCACAAGGACGCGCTCCCTCTCCACGCCGCAGAGCATGCAGCGATTGAGGCGTTCATGCTCGCAGCGGTCCACCCCGTGCTCCGTCATGGCTTCCGCGAGCCTCGCCGCAGCATCGTCCGCGGGAGGCGCGATGTCCTCCGCTGCGGTGACAGGTGCCGCCGGCAAGAGGCCCGCAGTGCGGCTTGCCGCGTCGGGGAGCAAAGCGGTACCAGGCTCGACGACTTCCACGCCTTGCGTGTCGATGATCTCGCCGTTGACGTTTTCGAAGTCCACCACCACGCCTTGTGCCCGGAAGAACGGATCGAGCTTCACGCGCTGCCCACGTGTCCCTGCCACCCTGTCGATCGCTTCTACCGCTTCCGCCGCAGCCTTTGCCGCTTCCGCCGCCGCTTGGCGCTGCGCAGGGTCGCGAGCGTCAATGTGCGCCTGCGCGCGCCCTAGTCCAAGGCCGATGGCCGTTGTCCAGGGGTCGATTGCCTCCGCCGTGGCCCATTCTCCGAGCGCGTCGGCCGTCTCTTGGATCAGGTTGCTCGCGATGTCGCGCCAGATGTCCCCCGACGAGAAGCCCTTGCCGCCGTCGGTGGTGACAACCTGCCCCGCAAGAGCAACCTGGATCTCGCGGTCGCCGCGGTCCTCGGTGTCGGTGTAGACCTCGTAACCGCGTCCACCTGCTTCCACGATGCCGGGCTCGTATCCCTTGGGGGCCACGAGGCCGGGGGCATACTGCCACCCCTCGCGCATGAAGCGAACCATGTCCGGGTAGTGCGCTTCCGAGGCTTGCTCTCCCGCTTTGATGTACCGCAGACCGTCCGCAAGGAAGCGCTGCCACCGCAGCCGGTCAATCGCCGCGCCTTGCTTCGCGATGAATGGGCCAGCGCAGGGGTACCAGGCGCCACGCGCCCACGGACGCGAGCGCCCGTACGGGGTGAACAGCACCCACCGTCCGTCACCGGGGGTGATGCGGACGAGGCCCTTGTCCATCGTCTGGTACCACCACGAATCGTCCCGGTGGTGGTAACGCACCCAGTGCAAGTCCATGTGCTTGAGCCGCCGCCAGCCGCCCGGGGTCGGGTCGTCGCACAGGTACCCGATGCCCGCGCCTGCCATGAGGCCGTCGTCGTGGACAGACCGAAGCTCTGTCCGCGGGAGCATGCGATCCCACATTCCGGGGACACGTTCCACAATGACGGCGCCCGTCTCCGGGTCATACTCCGCGGGACGCCCACGGAGCTTCTCTTCCACCCATGGATCCCCGTCATACAGGACGGGGAAGGACAGGAGCCCTCCGCGCGTGTCCTGCAAGCCCCGAATCAGGCCATCGGATCGCATCGCATCGCACAGCCTGGCAACCTGCGTGAAGTCGCCTTGCTCCGCTGTGTGCATCGCAGAGTCACGGTCGGGAAGCTCCCACAGGTGGCCCGCGGGATGCTGCACGATCGGTGAGCGAACGTCCGGGCGCTGTGATGCCGTAGCAGTAGGGGCGCGCTGGAACAGCGACGCGAAGCGGCCGAGAAAGCCCATGGTTGAACCATACCGGGCGAGGTTCACCAGAACTTCCCGCTCGGCACTTGGCCACCGCGCCTTTGCGCCGCGAGATAGGCCGTGGAGCCCCTCGGGGGAGTCCACGTCTGGCCACCGGCCGCCGCCGCTTCCACGCGCCTTTCGACGGCGTGAGCCCACAGTCCAGGGTCGCCGGAGCCCACCTCGTGGAGCGCTGTCAGCACCGCCACAAGCTCATCGCAGTGCGTGGTGCCCTTACCGGCCGCCGCGTCCTTGACGCTGGCACGAGGGACCACGAGGCGTGCCTTGCCGCCGGATTGCGGGATGAGAAGGACCGCCGCGAACTGCTTTGCGAGCATGGCACGGTCCGTCTCTGGGAGCCCTGCGAGGCAAAGGCGTTGCTCGCGAAGGATTGACCGCCCGGCATCGAAGATCGCATCGGTCGGAGCCGCCGGCTCAAACGAGACGCCGTGTCGCTCGTACTCTTCCCGGACGGATTCCTTGTAGTGGACGTCGGACGCCACCGCGCGCACGCCGCGCGACTTCGCCACGAGGGCCACCTCGCGATACGTGTCAGAGGGCTTCTGGTCGGGGGAGGACGGGATACCCATCACGAGGGGCACCGCGAAGCGCCCGTCGGGGTAGCGTTCGGCGATTGCCAGCGCGCTTCGGTCCGACGTGTGGCCGTAGTCTGCGCCGCCGCCGCGAGCCTCGGGGGTCAACGCGGGAGCGGGAAGGCCCATGGCGCGATCCACGTCCGCCGCCGCGAAGTAGCGCCTTGACCCCGCCGCGTGCGGGATGGCGAGGATCTCGCGGTCCGTGGTGATATCGCCGTCCGGTCCGGACCTCATGGCGCGCTCTTGCTCGCCGGTCGGATCCCACCCCGGGCGTAGCAGCTTCGTCCGCACGCGCGCCGCCACGAGGGCCGTGTTGCCCTGTGTCCCCTTTGCCCAGTTGTCCGCAATGAGCTGCTCTAGGAGGCCCTCTCCTTCGATGTACGGCGTGCTCGCGATCCACACCTGCCCGCCGTCCACGATGGCCGGGAGCGCACCATCGAAGATCGATCGGTCGTTTACCGTGTGCCCGTCGTCTGCGTGTAGGAAGCACGCTTCATCGAGGATGAGCCCGCAGAGGGAGCGCGAGCGGACCGAGCGACCGCCGCGAGCCGCCGCGCGCACCGTGATGTCCACGAGCTTCCCGTCCGGGCGCCTCAGCACAACCGCGACGGTGTTTCCGATGTCCTCCGGGTCCTCAGGGATGGTGTCGCCGGGGACGGCGCATCGGAGCACCTCCGACGTTCCCACGATGCCCTTGACGTAGTTCAAGGTCGCCGTCGCCGCGTCCAGATCCGGGGCCACGATTGCGACGCGTGCGATCTGCCCCGGGCGAAGGTCCGGCAAGGGGACCGTCCACGCCAGATGGACCGCCTTTGGGGCGAGGAGCCGCGAAGTCTTGCCACCTTGCCGGCCGGCACCGACGCCGACGACGCGCGAGGGCCTCGTGGGGAGCGCCGACGGTTCGCAATGGAAAATCTCTCGGCAGATGTCCGCCGGCACAAGATCGGGTCGACCGTCGGACGCGTCGATGATGGCCCACAACGCCGGTGACAGCGCGATGCCGCCGGGGAAGTAGTCCGGCGAGGACATGAACGCGCGGAACGTCAAGAGGCCCGCGCCGACCACCTCCGCGGCCTTTGCCGCCTTGACCCTTGCCCTCGCCGCACGCACCGCAGACGCCGCCTCATGCCCCGGCGTGGGCGTCTTCTTCGCGCTCATTCGCCGCATGCCCCTTCCGGTCCATCGATGCTCTCAAGAGCCGCTTCCACCCTGCGAGAGCACCGATCACAGTCGGCCACCGCTTCGGCCACCGACGCGGTGAAGCGGGGCCATTGCGCCGCCTTGCGGATGTCGATCTCCACGACGTTGCGGATCTCGCCGCTGAACTTGCCGCACAGCTCCAAGATCCCCTTCACCTTGCTCGCCACGTCCGCAGCTCCGCGGATAAGCTGCATGTTCACCATCGCCGGATCCGCGCCGTCGTCGCCGCCGCCGCCCGCGAAGCCGCCTCCGTCCGCGGTGAGCTTGGACATGAGGCCGGTAGCCTTTTCGAGGAGCCCCATAGCCGCGTCGCGCAGACCGTGAAGGTCCCCCGCGATCTTGAGCGCCTGGACATTGTTCCCCTCCGCTGCCGCCCTCTTGAGCTTGTCGGGAATGCAGTTGGTGGCGTGGTTCCGGATCGCGTCATGCGACGGTGCCCCGTCGATGGCGTTGGACACGGTGAGGTAAGGGGTGCCGCGAAGGAGCGCCTCCTCAATCTCCGCCCGTGCGGAAGAGGCGCACGTCAAGCAAGGGCGCCCGGGACCAGGCTTCCCCTTGAACGTGGGGGCGCGGTCCGACGCCGGCTCTACCTGCGTGGGCTTCACCCCCTCGCAGACCTCAGGGGGCACCTGCGTGGCGTTGATCGCCACGGAGACACCGGGAGCAGTCGTGGGCGTCGTCTCCACGGCCGCGTCGCCCTCCGCGGTCGGGGCCACATTCGGAAGGCAGTTGTCCCGGTGGCGAGCGAGGGAAGGCTTCGCGATGTTGAACCGGCGAGCGATCTGGTTGAAGCCGTCCGCTTTGGCTACGAGCGCCGCGTTGATGTCCGCGACGTCGGGCCGCGCACACGTGGTGCATCCCATGCCCACACCGTACCGTCCCGGGACAGTGGTACACCCCCCGGTCCACCTCGTGGTACGCCGCTCCCGTGCCTCAAATTCTCTAGCTTTTTGAGACAGGCCGGCGAGCGGTGCGTGGGTCGCGGTCGTCTCCGCCCGCCGGTCCGCTGGCATCCTACTGAGGTTCGATGCGCCGGAACAGCTCCGCTTTGAGTTGCTCCGGGGTGAACGTCGAGCGGTTGAAGTCTAGATCGAGACCGTTCGGGGCCTTCTCGCCGCCGTCGCCGTCGTACTGGTGAGCGGTGAGGTACGACCACGGCTTGGGAGGGGACGGGGCCTTGCCGTCGCGGCTGTACCTCGCGAGGATGAGGGGCCGGTCCGCGAAGCTCGGGTCCAGGGGGAGCGCCTTCAGGAAGGCCTGGTAGCTGTACGTCACGCACCGCAGGCCACGCCGCGACTCGATCCGCTCGCAGAACTCCAGCGACACGGCCGCCACCTCGCGAGGGGTGAGCCCGTCGAGGATCTCCACGTCGAGGACGGGGAAGAGGTCGCCGCCCGCATCGTCCATGGCCTTGTCGAGGAGGTCGACCTGCGCGACCACGGACCGGGTCGGCCGCATGGCCCAGTAGGCACCGCGGAGCGGCACACCTCCCTCCTTCGCGTTCCGGATGTGCTCGGGGAACGTGAGGTCCACCCCGAGGCCGAAGCCCGCCCGGGCGTACATGAAGTCCAGCCCCATCGCCGCCCAGGGGACGCGGGCGGGGTCTTGGTGCGAGGAGACGTCGGTGCCACGGGACATGGCCGACCGTACCGACGCAGATCGGCGCCGCCGGGTTTCCCG